TATTTAATCCGTCATAAGAAAAAGTTAGGTTATAACCTTTATAACCTTGATAATCTAGTACTCTTTTAAAATCTTTTGTATAATCATAAGCTTGATCAAAGGGTTGATCTTTCATATCCAATAAATGTTTTAATTCGTCAAACCTATCCGAAGTGCCATTAAATCTATAAGCTAGTTTTTTACCTTTTTTATTTGCTGATTTTTTAGCTTTTCTTAATTCTATTTCTAGGGTATTAATAAACGTCATTTTATCCTGATAAAGTAACTTAGTCCGTTTTATCATGGCTTTTTTAGCCATAGGCAAACGACCGCTTGTTTTTAAACAAGTAATAAAACAATTATCACTAAATTTACATAAGTTTTTATTTGGATATAAATAAGTCAATACATTAATCCAGTCTGGATACTCTTTCTCTGTTTTTTCGGTTTTTATCGTTTTGCTTAGTAGTTTAGTCATTTTATTAACTCCTTTTTAAATTAGTAATACAAGGTTTTAGTTAACCTTATTGAGCCCCCCAAGATTAAGCTTGAGAAGCTCTAAAGACTAACTACTTAATCCATTCTAGAACTACTATAAGCTTTATATCCATAATCTCTTAAAACTTCAGCATACGCTCTAGCGTAGGTTTCCTTTTTTTGTAAACTTTGATTAAAATCATCTACCCAAATACTTAAACCACTCGGATATCCTTTCTTACCTATTCCCTCTTTTTTTAACCATCTAGCAAAGCTTGAAGTGGCTGGATATAAATTTACCCATGCAAACCCACAGAGCCCATCCTCTACAAAATACTCTTTTCCAGTTTGGTGACTTACTACTGTCATAGGTATTACTTTTAACTCTTTTACGGCCTTTAAACCAGCTGATTTCGCTTTATCGATAATAGTTTGAAACTCTTGTAATTTATTATCTTTTTCTTTCAAAGCATCTTGAATCAGTTTATCGGCTTCCTCATAACTTAATAATTCGTTCCTATAGTCTTTTTTAGTTAATGTAAATAATTTCCACGTTTGCGCTTTGCTTGCTGGTTTCATTTTGTTGCCTCCTAAAAAAATTAATAAATAGTTACTTTCTCACTTTTACTAAAATTGTCTAGGACTTGTCAAGAAAAAAATAAATGAAAAGTAAAAAAGTTTATAACCTCTTATTTTATAAGGACTTATGTTGCTCGACCTGGTCAACTCGTTGTAAACAAAGGACTTACGCTGATTTCTACTTGTTTTATTAATTTGCTTATAATGGATAAAAAAATAAATTACCTCAAAAGAAACACAAGGCCAACACTAGGCAAACTTCAAGACAACACAAGGCCAACAATGGAGCGCGATGGTTAACATTGAGTTTTCATGGGGAAATTTTTTGGAGATCTGGAGCGGATAATGGAAGAGATAGGGGGTTAATCGCGGAGCCACCGCTAGTAGATACCCCCTCAGATTTTTGTAACAAATTATTCTCTAAGGGGGCACACTAGGTCAACCTAATATGTCCTAAGTTTGACAGGTTTCTGCTTGGGAGGCTTGCGTCTTACCTTAGGTTTAGGCTTAGGATTCATGTATCCTTTACGTTTAGGCATATTATAGTCCTTTGTGGTCTCTTATTTCACCTTTAGAGGAGTTATAAGGTAATCGGGTTGATAATTTAGTTACACCTTGGTTTTTTAGGGTCATACTCCGCGTATCTTTAGGGCTCGGAGTAGGATTACGTCTCCCAAGGCTCGTATTGAACCCTGAATTCCCTACGTCTCCTGAAAGCTTCTTTGTACTCATGATAAGGCTCCTTTTTAATTTTAGGTATTGCTTTAACTTTTGGTTTATAAATATGAGGCTTCTTCTTTTCTTGTATATTCATTAGGATACACTATGCTCCATGTTCCACATTGGTTTAACCATGCCGGTTCACTTACAGGTATCTCAATCATACCCTGAAGGAGGGTATCGTGTGTTTCCTTTTTTATGAGACCAGGGGAGTGTACCCCTTGGTTTGTCGTATTTATGTTTATCATAGTCGATTAGTTCTTGTTTATATTGGTGTAATTCTTGTGTAAGTAGTTCTATTTTAGCATCTTTCATAATACAAGCAGTACAAGCATCAACATAATGCTTCATTACACTCCTTTCCCTTTAAACGGTATACAGCCTAAGTTAATTCCTCTTGGTAATGGTTCTTCTTCTCTAATAGCTTGTATCTGTTGAATACAGGCTTGTTCGCTATGAAAGGATTGCCCTATCTTAGCGTGTCGAACAGATATAGGATCACCCCCTAGGTAGACTACGATTAATAACCAAAGCATATTATCTTGCTTGAGTCCATACAGACTCGTCTATATTAGTTTCATTTACAGTATTCATAAAGTTCATTATACCATTCATAAACTCCTCTTGTTGTCGATCTTTGTAAGCATCGTGTTCATCTTGGGCCATCTGTTCCCACCAATATTGAACACCCATAGCTAGAACATCAAGCCTATCGTCATACTGTAGAGACCCCTTGTCTCTGGTTAAGCGTGTCATCTGGTAAAACAATTGTCTCCTTGGTTCTTCTTTAGATTCCTCGTAGTCTCTTTCTACTTCTCCTCTATCAATAACCAATCTATGTTGGTTCATAACAGGTTCTAGAGCATCGATAATTCTAGCTTCTTTCTGCTTGCTATGTTTGATTTCTTCCACAGAACATCGGTGATATTTAAATAGGATGGGCTTAAAGATCTCAGTATACATCCCATCTCCAAAGTTAGCCTCAATTTCAACGAGGTTGACCTTGTGTTTTTGAGCAACCTTAGCCAACTTCGTAAGAGTCGCGTTGTCATACCCACCTTTTAATCCTCCTACCTCCAATACAAAAATCTTCCCATGTAGCATCTTAGTGACTACATATCCTGTCTCATCCTGTCCTCTACCACTAGGATCTATGTGCATAGCAGCACCGGTATAAGTAAAATAGTCCTGTGAGACGTGCATAGCTTTATAAAAGTAGTCTCCTGTAAGTCCTACAGTTGGTAAATCTAATAGATCATCCTTACCATATAGGACTTCTCCTGGGCCTTTCTCTGTACTCAAAGGTATTACAATAAGATCAGCTAGTTTCAATGGGTATCTCTGGTCATCTTCACCAGAAGTATCCAACATAAACTGTAGAGCAAACCCTGATTTACCATAAGAGGCCTCTCGCTCAGTTAAATCAAGGCTGTCAAACCTCATAGGGTCTGTGGGCTCCTGAGCTTCGATCTGAAGGGAGTTTATATAGGGTGATAGTCGGTGTGCATAGAACTCTTTTAATCGATTGTCAGGCATCCTAGCAGGCCAAATTCTACATTCGTACCCTCGATCTTGTAATCCTGCGTATAATGACTCTTCGACCTGTGGTGTACCAAGGTATATAATACGTCCTACCTTAGGCATCACCACAGCATCGAATTCTTTTACTACTTCACCCAACTTATCTCTCATTACCTGAGTTAAAGCATTGGATAATACTTCAACGTCATCAGCAATAATAAAGTGGGCGCGAGACCCTACAATTTGTCCAGTAATACCTACACTCTTAACTGATGGAGCATGAGCAGCTCTACTAGGAGCGACATCAAAGGCAACATTAGAGTTCCTTTGGTCTTCTCTTGCTCTAAGATGTTGAAGAATAGGCATCTCATGTATGATGCGTTTAGTAAATGTAGAAAAATCGTCAGCTCTTTGTTTTGATGCAGATATGACTAGAAACTTTAATTGTGGATCACATAATAACTTCCAAACAACAAAAGCAGAAGTAATCCAAGATTTACCCACACCTCTGAAGGCTTGAATAATAAGTCTTTTAGGACCTTCTTGGAGATACTCAGCGATGTCGTATTGTATAGGAGTAGGGGGAGGTAAAGCAAGATGCTTCCAAGCAATATAAAGAAAATTACGGAAGTCACCTTTAATTTGGTCTAGCTGGTTTACTTGGGGTTTCATCGAAAGGTAATTCCTCCACTAATCCTTTTATATCTTCATTATTAGCACCAAGACACTCAATATTGTTGTCTCGTAGAAACTGCCGTGCAACATTAAGGACTGATGCAGGAGCTGATATTTGTTCAATAGTACCATCTTTAGATACAGTAGATATACCGTTAACTATTTGATCTTTAAGTGTACGAGCTAAAATTCCATGTAGACTACCTAAATCTTTAACTGTGCCATTACTCATCACATACCTCTTTATATATATCGTTATTTCTAGCTACTTTAGCTAAATCTGTAGTTAACTCAGGGTATTCTCTAAGTATATCTTTGGATTTCTTACTGAATCTTACTTCTTCATACCAGGCACATTCTTTTGAATAATATGTGTCAGCGTTATAAAGTCCTAACCCAAAGTTAACTACAGGAGCTATAAGTTCAGTAGCGGTGCTACAGCCCATTAAGAACGTCAGGCATACCATCACGTTCACGCACTTTAGCTTTTGCCCTATCAATTTCTTCCTCCACTTCAACTCTAGCTGCCATTCCATTAGGATGATTAATATTATTAAAGACATTACCAGCTAACCAGTTGAAGATAGGCCACATGGTACTTAACATTGGAACTTTCTGTACCCATTTATCAGGTAAAGCTCCAGTTATAGTTGTAAATATTAAAACAATTTCTCCTGCTATTTGAAACCATTGTTGACCCATAAACATATCAAACATTTCGTGCATTGTTGTATTGCTCCTTAATTACATGGTGTACAAATAAAATATGCTAAACACCAACCTACTACAACCATTCCAGCCATCATCCAATTTGTTTTATTCACAATTTCTATCCATTATATGTACGTTAATAATTAGAGATAGTGGTATAGAACCATATCCCTTGTATTTACCTACTTCACTCATGTCCTTATTATAACCAATAACCGCATGATCATTGGATATACCCATAAGAAAACCGGAAGATTCATAAACAGCCTTTTGTACATCTAAATCAGCAATTGTTGTTTCATCAGCATGATCACAAGGATCAAACCATTCAATTAATATAAGTCTATTAAGATTTCTTTTAGATGACAGTATATCTTTAGTTAACTGAGAATGAGTCTTACGATTAACCATCTTTCTTACCTAATAAATGTTTAAGTATCATATTTAAGTCTTGTCTGATGGGAGCTAATTGTGTCTCAAGATAATTTCTATCTACTTGTTTAGCCTCAAGTTTATCTATGCGCTCATGAGCTATATCAATTGATTTAAATAAGCGTTTGAAAAACCAAACACCCATAGCAGCGAAACTAGCGGTAGTAGCTAGTATAAGTTCATTTAGTTTATCCACTAGTTTCCTTTCTATTTTCTATAAGTCTAATATCGGTAACTTTTTCTTCTTTACGTTTTTCTAAGTCATTACACCTAATATGAAGCCCACCAATGTCAGCTTTATATTCCTTCCTATCAATAGAACTTAGCCTTAACTGATCTAATCGTTTATCTAAGCTGTCTATCTTCTGCGTCAACCTGTTTGCCATCCATCCACCTATGGCTGTAAACAAAACCCACGCATCATGAATGAGATTTTCCACAACTAACTTTTTGGGTGACGAGCTTTTATAGCATTGATTGCATCCACCCAAGTGGTAGTACCATCTCTTTTATCATCAAACATCATCTCAAACTGGTTTAGCTGATCGTATTCAGCTTTGCGTTTTCGGGCATATTCTTGGCTGTCGTACTCTGCTTGAAGTCTAGCAAGTTCAGTAGCAACTTTAGTGTCATCAAGTGTTACTGGTTTACCATCTTTATCAAAGCAATCCTTGCTGTCTATTATCTCAACCACATTAGGGTGAGTGTTATATATGGCTTGATCTTTCACGCTCCAATCTCCCATAGTGTAATTGTTGATGTTACTCGTTCAACCCAACTAGCGTCATTATCATTAACAGACCTATTTGTATACAAAGTCATAGCTGTTTTTGGAGAAACAGTACCGTGATAAGTAATAGCGGAAGTAGAAGAAGGTGAATCAAGATATTCATAGTAACAATTATCTGGTGTAGTCGTAACCTCTGAAAGATAATAACCCATAGATATTGTTGCAATTCCACCTTGTCTACTGCCTGCGTGAGCGGACGCACCAATTTCTGTGCTATCTCTATTAATACCAAAAACCGAATCTTGTAAATCCGAAACAGACCCCTCACCATTCCATCTCACACTTACTAATATTTTACTTGTTGTTGCGGAAGGAGTTATTGTAGCGTTTAACCCACTTATATTGGCTGTAGTAGTGGCTGATATAGATTGCGACCTTCCAGTAGTATCGTGCGTTTGTACCACTTGCAAAACTTTACCTAACTTAACATCGCTATTTAAATCAGCTAATTGCACACTAGAATCAGGCAATCCACCAGCCACTAAATTCTGTATAGTGCCATTTCCGTTCAGTGTGATACTCACTTGTCACCTCCATCATTTTTGGGGTAGCGTTGCTTCACTGCCAAGCAGTCTGCTATGTACTTGTCCACTTGAGCCTGATCGCCCTTTACTATGCCGTCTAGGTAATCTTCCATTGGGGGGTATTCACGCCTTCGCTTCACATCATAACCTACATTGTCATAGGCATCTTGTTCCGCTTTAGCCTCTGCATCATCACGTTGTTTGCGATTTAGATAATTGCCTTTAGCTACAGCTTGGTCATAAGCTGATTCGTGTTTAGCAATCTTCTCCAGTAACATTGGAGTAAATTTTTCCTCCCCGAAACGCATCTCCCCGTGATTAGCCCAAGCCTGTGCATCTGGTACAACGTGATTTAAAATATTGAGTTGTTTTTCAGTTAGTTTCATTTTACGCTAGTTTCGTTATAGTTAAATAATTAGCTGATTGAGTATCCACCTGTACATCTACAACTTTAGTGCTTCCAGTAACTTGCAATTGTACTTTTGCAGTATCAGCGGCATCCAGATGATAAACTCCAGAATAACTCATTATGAATTGGTCAGCGGCACTAAAAACAGCGTAAGGATTAAGGCGTGTTACTTTTTTAGTGAGATTAGATGTAACGACCCAAAGCATATACTGAGTGTGTCCAGACGCATATCCCTTCAAAGCACAATGAAATGAAATTAAATATTTCCCTGTCGATGTAGCAGTAAATACACTTGACGCATACTCACTTCCAGTATCGGTGATTTCTGTTTGCCACAAAAGATCGTAGGTAGTTCCATCACCAGTAACATTATCTTGTGCAGTTCCAGTTGCCTGATGCACTGCAACGTGAGAAACACCTGAACCATTTATTGGCAATCCTGTAAGACTAGCCCCTGATATGGCAGGGAGAGTTGCAGGAAATCTAGCATCAGGTACAGTTCCACTTGCCAAATTACTCGCATTCAGAGCAGTCAATCCAGAACCACTCCCTGCTAAATTATGCCCTGATTGAATGGTAATTTCCGAGCCTGACTGAGAAGCAATTTTATCGCAACTTAGTTTGCTATCACTTCCTGAGATGTCGATTTGGGGACTCATTATTCAGCCTCCTGACTGGCCTTAAATTCGTTCCAAGCAGTTTTAACTTCAGTTGTATGTACAGTGGTTGCAATATCTTTTACACGTTGATCTTCATTTGTAATATCTTTATCTGGTTCAACAACGTGTCTATGATAAGTACGAGAAATTTCAACACCATCCTTTTCAATCACAGTATCAGTTCTCACTTGTATTTGTCCCAGTGGTAAAACTTCTATACTTCCAATTTCTTTTCGTTCAGTTAAAGCCATTTTTTTTCTCCGTTAAGTCATGTAAGAAAGGGAAAATTGCATATAAGTGTTA